GGTCACGGCCAGGTTATAGGTGTTGCCCGCCCCAGGCATCGCCCCGCCGCTCCCATTGACCTCCACCGTCACCCGCTCACCCAGGGGCATCCCCCCAAGACTCGGTTGGCTCGGCATCGAGGGCATTACCGCCCCCATGCGCATGATCGGCTGAGAGGCCATCTCGCTCCAGAGGCTGCTCATCTGGCGCAAAGCATTGTTGATACCGAGAATCCCCAGATCGAGCGGCGGCATGGCCGCCGTGCCAAGCGCCGGCTTTTGCTCCATGACCTGCGTCACGGCAACCATGCGCGTCATCTCCGGCTGTGATCCCATCTCGCCCCACAAACCGTTCATCTCTCGCAGCGCGGCATTGATGCCGATGATCCCGAGCTCCAGTGGCGTCGGGCTTCCGGGATTCATCCACGAGGGCAGGGTGATCGAGCCGATCAGGTCCTTGAGCTTCTGTAGTTTGTCCAGGAACCATTCCAACGTGCCCTTGATGCCATCTATGGCGAGCTTGAGGCCCAGGAAGACGGTATCAGAGAGCCATTGGATCTTGGGCCCCAGGAAATCTACGATGAAGTCCTTCACATCCTTGAAGATCGGCAACACCTTGTCGGTGATGAAGTCGGACACCACCTTCATCGCTGGCTTGAGAGTGTTTTCCCAGAAGCCTGACAGCGTAGCTGACGCCGCCTTCGTCGCCTCGATCCCATCTGCGGTCAGCGCCTTGAAGATCGGGATCACGTTGTCTTGAATGAACTTCCACACCGTCTCTAGCGCCGGCTTGAGCGTGTTTTCCCAGAACCCGGCAAGAGCTTGCAGGGCCAGGTTCATCAGGGCGATGTTGATGTCCACCAGCGTAGTGAAGATCGGGATGATGTACTGATCGATGAAGTCCCATACGGCAGTGATCGCCGGGAGCAGGGTATTGTTCCAGATGTCGCTCAGCGTCTTGGTCGCTGCCGGGATGTTGGTCTGCAACCAGTCGCGCACCGTGGTGAAGATGTTCACCACGTTGGTGGCCAGGAAATCCCAGATGGAGCGCAGGGCCGGGAGCAGCGTGTTCGACCAGAAGCCGGAGGTTGCCTCGGTGGCTTTGGGGATCTTATCCGAGAGCCAGCCGGAAATGGCGTTGAAGATCGGGGTCAGCGTGGCAGAGATAAAGTCTCCCACGGCCCGGAAGGCCGGCAGCAGTGTGCCTGTCCAGAACCCGCTTACAACGCCAATCGCCTTGGGAATGGCGACCTCAAACCATTGCTTGATTGCCTCAAAGATCGGCAGGGCCGTGTTGTTCCAGAAATCGGTCAAGGTCGTGCGGATGCCCCCCCAGTCGTTGGTCCAGGCTGCCACCAGCAGGGCCACCGCCGCGCCTATGGCTACCACCAGGGCGATCCAGGGCGCATTGGCGATGATCACCGCCGCTGACGCCGCGGCCCAGGCCCAGAACGCTGGCACTACCACCATCAGGAGCATCGCCGCCAGTCCGGCCATGATCGGCGTGGCGTTGGCAGAGATGAAGGCGAACGCTTCCTGAAACGCGGGGATGAGGCCCTGTACTGTGGCGATGATGTTTGTGATAGCCTCTGCAATGGCCGGGGGGAACAGTTCATCCCACGGCGCGTCCCAGTCGCCGGCGATCATGGTCTCGATGGCCAGGATGACGTTGTCGATGAACGGCACCACGTCGCGCTCGATGATCCCCGCGAGTGTTTCCAGTGCCGGCCCAGCTGCAGTCAGGACCTTATCCGCAACGTCGAGTAGCGCCATGCCGATCGGCGCCAGGGCCACGGTAGCGATGTTCTTGATCTTAGCCCACTTCTCTGGCCATCCGTCGGTTGCATCCGCCGTGGCCATGATCGCCCCCTCTGCAGTTCCAAGGGCGTCTACCAGATCCCCCAACTCGAAGCGCCCCTCGCGGATCGCCGCTACCATGTCCGGCCCGGCGCGCGCGCCAAAGATTTCCATCCCCAGTGCCAGCGCAGCCGTAGCGTCTTTGTTGTTCTTGATCGCCTCGAAGGTGCCCAGCAGACTCTCCCGCAGCGGCAGTCCTTCCTTCGCAAACTTGCCCGCGGCGATGCGCATTGACCCCATCACCAACTCGCTGTTGACGCCCTCTTTCTCCCACTTGGCAAACATGGCGATGGACTCTTCCAGGCTGAAGCCCATCAATCGCAGGGGAGAGCCGAAGGACACGACCTGGCTCATCAGCTGATCCATCCCCGTGCCCGACTTCTGCGAGGCCACGAAGAACTTGTCCAGCGTTGCCGAGCCGTCCTCGGTGGCGATGCCCCAGTCGCCGAGCGCCCTGGTCAGCAACCCAGCGTTGGTTGTGGCATCCCCACCCATGAGCCTGGCTGATGTGAGTAGCCCCTTGGCCATATCCTGAAGTGGCTGACCCGTGGCCCCCAGGCGCTGATTGAGCGCAGTGATGGCCCCGGCCACGGTATCGGCGTCGCCAGGAACGTCTTTGAACACGGCCTTGAAGTCGTCCTGCAGGCCGGCGAGCGCATCGCCGGTTGCCCCGGTACCGATGGCGATCTTGTCATAAGCGTCGTCTAGCTGCGTTCCCGCCTGGAATGCCGCCACACCGATGCCGGCCACGGCAGCCGCAGCCGCCACCGCGCCGCCGATCACCACGGCCTTGCCGATGTCGGCCACCTTGTTGCCGATAGACGCCAGCGTCCCGCCGAGGCTACTCTCGACCTTTTTTCGGGCTTGCTCCAGGTCGCCGTCCAGCTTGTCCAGCGTCGCCCGGATCGGTATCTGTGCGGTTCCGAGCTCTTCCCCGCCGTCTGTCACTGTTCTCCTTCATCGCCTCGAACTCGCGCTTCTTCCTGTCCAACTCTTCCGGCGTCACCTCACCCTTGATAGGCCGGATGAACCGCCTCAGTGGAGGCAGCCGTTTGACGCGGCCCAGCGCGGCCATGTGCCAGGCCAGCCAGGCGTTGTTCTCCCGCGCCTGCTCCTGACGCCATGCCGCCCCGGCGAAAGCCAGCGCCGTCTCTTTCGGGGTCATGGACCAGAACGCTTCGACCGTGATCCCGACCTTCAGCGCGTCGGCTAGGAGCCGCTGCCAGTCCCAGGTGGGGGGCTTTCATCTTTTGTCTCCCCCTGGTCGTATTTGAATACCGCAGCTACCGCCCCCATAGCAATCTTAGCGACGGGGAGAAACCCACGCGCATCAATCAGCTTTCGGGCATCATCAAGCCCATACACCATGTTCGTGATGCGGCGGTCTCTGCGTGACGCTTCCAGTCCAGCCACGAGAACCTGCTGCAAGTCGCCGTAGGTGAGGTCAAACTCGCTCAACTGCCGGAGCAACCGGAACACTGATTTCTTCACAGCTCCCTCGATGTATTCCAGCGCCCAGTTGGTGTATAACAACACCATATCCTGATCGCCCACAGCGACATGAACCTCCTCGCGCGGCCCCCGCCAATCGCCCGCGCTCACGTTCCGACCGGCGTCCACTCGCCGTCGATGGTCAAGCTGATGTCGCAGGTGGCCACGTCATTGTCCGGCGCGCCCTTGCTGAGGCTAGTCACCAGGGCGAGCGCCTCATCCACGTCCACACCTTCCTCTTGCACACGCACGAGGATCATGGTGCCGTTGCGCATAGCCGCCTGCACTGCCTGGTATGTCGCCTCAGATGGCATATAGAGGCCATCCATGCTGATCGTGCTGCCGTAGCGCCCGGCCAACACCCTCTTGGCTCGCGCGTCCTTGGACGAGGCATCGATCTCATCGGTAGTCTCGTCGAAGGTCGCCCCGCGCTGCCCGGCAGCCGCCTGCCAGCTGGGCGAGACCAGGGAGCCAACATTGACGAAAAGCAAAATATCAACGCCATTTATTGCCACTTCTGTTCTCCTCTTTACACTACTATGCGGTTAAGACTCCATCATAATGAGCTTTACCGTCACGATTCGCCCGTAGACGTCCTGCTCGTTGGCCGCTCTCGGCCCTGAGCATTCCGCCACCAATACCCCATATCCGTCCACGACCAAGCTGTGCCGGTGCAAAAGCCGCCTCACCCGCTCGGCGATCTGCTCCACCGGGATCGAGTCGCCGTCCGCCGTCGCATAGCAGCGCACATCGCGCCAGATGCGCCGCCCCAGGTCTAGCTTGGTATCAAAGGATGTATCGGCCACATCCCCGGAACTTACCAGGTAGGGCAGCACCGCGTCCCCCGGCACTGGGTCAATGGTGAAGATCGCCGGCGCGCCCTCGTAAGAGGCCAGCATCCCCACCAGTGGCGGGTCGCTGGACAGGTAGTCGTAGATCCCCTGTGTCAGTGCGTTCACTTGCCCACCAATAGCCGCATGATCTCCGCCTCATTCTCGAATACCGCCGGGCGCAAAAACGGGTGCGCCGCCATCTTGCTGGTGCCCAACTCGTGGAACCTGGCATAGAAAGCCTTCTTGCCCACGCCCACGATGCCCTCAACGATGTCTTCCTGCACCTCCAGTTTGTAGGTGATTTCCTCGCGTGTGAGTCCTGATAGCACCGGCGCGTTAGCCTGTGCCTTTTCGGCAACGAACTGGCAGACGCGGCCCATCCCCTCAGCCGACTTGACCAGCATCTTGTGCTTGAACTTGGCGGCGTTCCATTCGGCGATGAGCTTGGTCACGACCCGATCTCCTTCATCGGCTTCTGGATTTCCAGACAGTCTATCTCCAGATGATGATCAGCCCGGCTCGGCTCGCGCACTCCCTGTACTCTCACCGTCACCTCATCGCCCTCTACGGTATCATCGCGCTGGATCCCCCATCCCTCGATCACGTAGAACACATGCGTAATCGCCCGCTGCTCCTGAAGGGCCACCTCGCGCTCTGCACTGGACGCCGGGCGCAGCCGCCCCGGAACGGTCATCAGCGGCATAAAGGCGATGGCCCACCCGCCCTGGCCGTTGGCAATCCGCACCGGGCGCGAGATGAGATAGTCTCGATTGAGCAGGCTCTTGAAATGCGTGTTGTTCATACTCGGTACTTGTCCAACTGCTCTTTCTCGGATTGCAGCAGCAGCGGTGCCGCACTTGCGCCCATCACCCCCTCAGCAGCAGCCCCTCCACCATACGTTACGCTATAGTCCCCCAGGCTGGTGGCCGTAACACCTGTCACGCCCCCCGTCTCGGCGGCCCGTAGTCCAGACTGATACGCCCTGGATGCTGCCCGCGTGGCGATAGATACGATGTCCTCTGGGATGACCACGTAGCCGTGCGAGTACACGATCTTGACCATCTGAATGCCGTCCGTGCCGTAGCCCCAGGGCTGCCACAGACGATGTAGGATGCCGTTCTGGGCCAGCTTGTAATCGTCATCCTTGACCAGCAGGATGCTGTTCTCCGTAACCGAGGTGAGTGTGCCCACCGGCAGCTCTGGCAGAAATAGCCGCGCGCCTCCGTGGCAGTCCAGGGTGATGGTGTCGTTCGCCACGCCCTCGATCAACTGCCGGCAGTAGTTCTGGATAGCCGCCGTCGCCTCAGCGATAGCGCGGTTAGCCGATAGCAGGTTTGCTGCCGGGATACTGGTCTGTAGAAATTGCTCGATGTCACTCACGGTACAGAACATGGTCACGCGCCTTTCACGCTCCGCTCACGCATCCGCGCGAAGCGCTCCCTGGTCTTCTCTTCCTGCCCCTCTGGACAACTCACAAACATGTTCGGCCCGATCTGTACGCGCACCATTGTCTGCTGGTGGATCCTGGCCCGCGACTTGGCCGTGCGCGCATCCTGGTCGGCGCGCTTCTGTACGTCGGCCAGCCAAGACCTTGGCAGGGCGCAGAACAGCGGCTTGACCAGGTACAGCGCCCGCAGGAAGGCCAGGCGTTCCTCTGGCGCGTCGCCGTTCGTGCTGGCACAATCGGCGCGCCAGGTCTCCAGGAAGCGCGCGCCGTCGGGGCTGTTGCGCACGAACAGCAACTCATGGGCGTATAAGAGCACGCGCAAGTCACGGATGACGGCCTCAGTGCGCTCGCGCTCAGTGATCGTGCCCACATCCTGAGCCAGCACCCCGTAGCGCCAGAGAGGCGCGGCTACGTCCCAACGCGCCAGGAAGTGCATCCCGGCAGGAAGCAAGTCCCATGGAATGATGGTCCCCGGCGCGGTGAATAGCGTGCGGCTATAGGGGAGATCCCATGAGTCAGTGACCAGGCACGGCAGGTCGGCCTTTTTCGCGCGCAGGGTTGCGGTCCCGTCA